CGGAAGAGTTGAAACCGTTCAGGGAAAACACTTATCAATCTTTATTGAGGTTCTTAGGAAGGAGGCAGAAATGACCCAGGAAGCAATAAACACGGAAGGGAAGGCGATACTGCACTTGGCGAACCTGAATCTGGAACTCGCCAGGACGAACAGGAGACTCGTGGAAAGGAACGCAGAACTCGCGGATAAGATGCTGAAGCTTCGTGGTCAGCGCGGATGGCTTATTCGCCAGTGCCGCTACCTTGACAAGAAGGTGAACGTGCTGAAAGCAGGTACTTAGAGAAAGGAGAATAGCGATGGGATGGATAATGGTTCCTAAGAAGAAGTGTTCTTCCGTCGATAGGGAAGACTTCCGGATCTGCCACGAATGCGGAGAAAGGATAATGGGAGGCGAGGCTCACATCGTGGTTCACAATAACACGTGGGTCTTTCATCCAGAATGCGGAATCGTATATCAAGCACGGGAACTCAAGCTGGAGAAGGATGTCGCGAGGGAGTTGAAGAAGTTCGCTGCGGAGTGCAAGGAGAAAGGGAAGAAGAGATGAAGCTTAGAGTCATCATTGGCAGTACAGGCCAAGACTGTCTTGTGGAAACAGAAGACGGTGAACCAGTTGAAGGCATTCGCGCTTTTGATGTAAGCTCATCGGTCGGGAAAGCCACAATAATCAAGCTGGAGATACTTGCCTGCAAAGCGATCATCCATTTGAAATCTGGGAAAGAAGGGAAGGAGGCAGGAGTTGAGTAATTTGCGAAGTGATGCTCGGGACTGGCTGAAGAAGGTGCGTGAAGGTCTACCGAGACCTTCGGCAGTAGAACTGGAAACTGCTATGATCTATATCAACTATCTCTGTCGTCAGATAGACCAGATAGAGGAAATGATGCACGACCAAGTTCGGGCACGAGACGTGATGATTGCTGACTTCACGAGCGATACGGCAGAAGGTGCTGGAAGGAACTTGCCTGTCGTATACCGAGAACATGGAGGCGTGACGTATGCCGTATATGGAACGTCCTCCATAAACTACGTGAAGAAACTCGAAGAGCAGATCATGGACATGCTACGGAACCGCGAGAAGGACATCAATGAGCGTTGTCAGCAGATCGCGGTGGATAAGACAAAGAAAGCTATGGAAGATGTCGATAAGAAGAGTGGAGAAGAGAATCGTCCTCCTGGGCTCTATTGCAACCAGCGTGATATCAAGATCGCAGAAGTGGAAGATTTGAATCATACTGATGTTCGTTGTCCCCAATGTGGGGCAGTATACACCCGAAGATAGAAAGGAGAGCAGGAATGAGGAAGGAGACCGCAAGTGAACAGCATTAAGAAGACGCTTGCCAGCATGGGAGAAGGCGACGTCGTTATCCTTGACTATCAGGAGGAGACAGAAGTAGGAATGTGCGACGTGAAAGATTGTTACCATAAGGTTAGATGGGCAGTCTGTGCGATGAGCTCTGTGAACGATGGTGTTATCAGTGAAGTCTGTGACGATCACATGCCGGAGGTAGCTCGCCGCTTTCGTGATAACGTTAGAAGGGAGTTGAGTCAGTGAGGACGAAGAGGAAATGTAGGTACGCAGATCCAGGAGACTGCAACGAAGTTGACGCTGGGATGTGTAGCGGAATTCTGAAAGGAGGTCGGTGCTCAATAGCGACGCAAATGACGAAGGACACACGAGCCGGAATCGAGAAGGACATGAAGGAGGTTAGCGGAAACATATTCAAGGTCTGGGACGTTCCGTCTGCTGAGTTTCGCGTGAGGCAACTTCTTGGGAACGGGAATATGAACCTGTTCTGCAAGAGGGCAGACATCCGGTCTCTTCCAGAAGGGAAATTCAAACCCGGAGAATTGAAGGCTGTTATTAATACAGACGCTCGTCGCATCGTGGTGAACGTGCTGAGTATCGGGGAAGTGAAGAGCGGCGACTTCAAGGGATACTGGCGCATCGTCGTGCGTTCGGTATAAAGAAAGGAACCTGGGATGAACGAGGCAGAAAAAAGGGAATGGCTGGATCTCGGGGCTGGGCTTGGCTTGCTGGTTCCGCAGTACCAGGACAGGATGATGGCCGCGATGCTCAGGCTGGAGAAGGAAGGACTCGCTGGTGACTTGGAACATATCACGGCACTGGCGCTGGTTCGTCTGGTAATGCAGAACGAAGATGAACCGTGGATGCACGAAATATGGAGACGCCTGTCACAGAACTACCACGACACCGAATGCCCAGTCTGTGAAGGTCTTCGAAGCCACCAGTGTGGAGAAGGTATTGTGAAACCGTTCTTTCGGTTCATCGGAAAGTTTTTCGGGAGGAAGCAGAATGGGAATTGAAGAAGACAAACTTATCGCAGAGGCGTTTGGTGTTAAACCAACTCGTATGGAGTGTACAACGTTGGTTGGAAGTGTTTCTACCGATGGTTACCCAGCCTGTAGCACCGAAGATAATGCAGTATGGAAGGTGATAGAACTTATAGAGGATCGTTTTCCTAACGTGTCGTTCTCCTACAGCATCTTCAGGTCGCGGGAGAAAGGCGTATCCGTTACGCTGAACCTAATGATCGACAGGGAGTGTGCCGAGCACGTCGTTAAGACAGGCGGACTGCACGATAACCTGATTGCTCTTACATTCGGGGAAGTCATGCTGGAGAAGTATAGACATGCTGTCTGCAAATCTTGCGGACAGGAATTCAGCGACCTCCTTCCAGAGTGCCCCCAGTGCAAGAGTAAGGAAGAACCACGATTCCATTGGCATTCGAAACTCAGAGGCGTGATTTTGGAATTCTTGGAAGGGAGGAAGCAGAGTGACGGCGACAAGTCAAAGTAGCGGACACCTGATCGAGTTTGATGAATTAGATGGTTGGGTATACTCGGACACGAAGAAGCCCGTCGTCGGCAACGACAGGCCATGTGTGATGTGTGGCCGGAAGACCGTAAGAGTGTTCGTTACAATCCCAGCAGACCTTTCGCATACTGGAAAAGAACGTCTGGCGATGAAGCGGATAGATGCTTGCATCGCACCGATAGTTCTCGCGCTGGAGATGTCAGGGATCCATATGCGAGGTTCTTGCTGTGGCCATGGAAAGGAAGACGGAGGGATTGTTCTACAGGACGGTCGGGTTCTGGTTATTAAGAAAGGAGGGACGGAGTGAAGAAGGAGGCGATCGAGAAGTTCATCGAGGGTAAGAGGGCGGTCGAAGTGGAATACCGAGTCGACGCTGGAGAAGTGTATTCTATCTACGAGAACCCAAAGGTCGTCTGGGGTACACTTAGTTTGACAAGCGGAGACGGAGTTTCTCGAGTCGCGTTAGAGCACATTACTGGGCTTCGAGAGTGGACGCCGAAGGGGGGCTGGGTTCGGAAGGGAGAACCGGATGCATAAGATCTTCAAGTATAAGCTGGAGTTCGATAAGATGGAAGTGCTGATGCCCGTCGGGGCGAAGATTCTTTCCTTCCAGTCCCAGGGAGGCATCCCATGTATTTGGGCGCTGGTGAACACGAATGCGAAGAAGCATCAGCTACGGAAATTCTTTATTGTTGGAACGGGAGAACCAATGACCTCGATGGCATTGGCTGGACTGGAATATATTGGGACTGCCCAGATGAGTTTATATCTTGTCTATCATCTCTTCGAAGTGGTGCGCTAATAGGCGTTTTCGATGCGCTGGCTTAGGGCGTGGGCTATAGTTCGGAAGACGTTTGGGGACTGTGCCGGAGGACTAAAAATAGGCCAAATGGTTACAAAAAGGAAAACAATCTTTGGAGGTCTAAGTCCTTAGAAGCATTAGAGTTCGGGAAATCGATTTTTAGCCCCGAAAAAAGTCCTTCAATCGTCTCGTCGTGTGGTCCTTATGTCAGTTAGGCTGGGTGGGATCGTCGGGGAAGAAAATTGGAAAACAGTCTTTAGTAAGACGACTCCCAAAAGTTGGTGTAAATAGGGACTTTCAAGACGATTCGCGTAGAAGAGGCAAAATCAACATCAAAATAAGTGTGGGGAAAACGGAGGAAATTGGTGTTGAAAACGACCTTAAAATTTAGTCGTCTTTACTAAGACTGTTTTCAGTCCGAAGTCCTTATGGCGAACAGTGTTCGGGAAGGGAAAAAATGGCTGAAAACAAAAATTAGGGAAGGTTGAGGTGAGTGGGAGAGATGGGTCGTCTCATTACTTCCCCCCTAATTTTTAATTTTATAAAGAAGATAAGTAAGCATCTCACTCCCTCAATGGGCTGGGCGGTGTTTTCCTTGTTTTCAGTAGGACTTTTTGTTGAGGAGAAAGTGGGTGGGCATGGGAATTTCGTTATACGTTTTTGTGGTGGTGGAAAAAGATGAGGTCGGAGTTGGCTTTTCTGCGTCTCGATCGCGGCGAGATAAGATTGTTATCGGGTATCGGAATGCGGGACATATCGCCCAGGCTCTCGGGGTTCGGCATCCGTACGCTCGTTGGCTTCGGGACGCTGTGGAATACGAAGAAGCTCTGGACGGGAAGGTAGTGCTATACGGGAAGGTCGTTTCAGAAGGAGGACATAGATGAATGGCGAAGAACTTTTTGGGGGACTAATCGTACCGGAGCGGTTTCGGAAGAAGCGGAAGCATCTTTCTCCGAAGCAGGGATTTTTGATCTTCATGAGCAATCTATTTGGGGCTACGCTCGTAGGGAAGGTGGCGTGGATGCCACGGGAGATCCGAGGAGCCCAGCATAGCTTTCAGGCTAATGTTCGGGGGATATTAGTGACTATAGGCATATATGGGGACGAGTACGTGCTGGACGCCCGAATACTGACTCCGAACGGGAGCGTCTCCGTTGAAGGGATTGCATCGGAGACTCGGCAGAGGGAATTCGGACTTCTATTCTGGGCCATCCTGCAGTCCTTTCCAGTCCGGGAAATGATAAATGTGGGGATGCTGCAATCGTAGCGATCAAACCTTCGTGGTCGACACTCATTTGAGAAAAGATTGAATTCCAAATTGGAAAACAGTCTTTCTCCCACCACATAAGCGTAATTCACTTGCTAACAGGCTGGGTTTGGGTATACTGTAGCGACAGTTCAGAATTGAATTCAATCTTGATATTTACGACGGAAACAGGGCGAAAACAGATGAACAGTGGTGTTACGCGAAAAACTACGAGCTCTCGAAAATCTGCAGACGGGAAGATCCTGTTGAGTCGACGTTCGGATTCGAAGAATCAACTTCGGAAGAAGAAAGGATTGAAACGTAAAAAGACTTATCCTGATGGACACCATCCGAATTCTAAAAAGCGGTGGTGGAAGAAAGGACAGTCTGGTAATCCGAAAGGACGTCCGAGAAAAGATGTCTGCATTACTTCTCTCGTGAAACAATATCTCGGCGAGATCGCAGATTCCAAAACAGGCATTACGCATGAAGCACTTGCGGCAGAAGCTCTGGTCGCTGGGTTGATTGATTTGAATCCGACGGCCGTAAAAGAAGTTCTGGCGCGAGTTGACGGAGCAGTCAAGCAGAAGATTGAAATGGAAGGTTCTTCCAGCGTGGAAATTTCAGTCGGTGATCTTGCACGAGAGTTCCTGAAGCGGAAGAAAAAGAAAAAGAAGAAACCAAAGCGGAGGAAGCATGGCTAATACAGAAGCAGTTTATTATTCTCCGTTATCGTACGACGGAGTCAAGGAAAGACTCCGGCAAGGCAGAGTCGGGGACAAGCACGAAGTCTGTCTTCCGTCAAAGCGCAAAGAATGTGACAGAAGAAAGAAGTGTACTGCTTCGATCGAGACCAGAGATCCAGACTGCTACAAGATCTGCAGAGGCGTTACCAGTCGGGAGTTGATTTGAGGATCGCAACAGACAGAACGAAGGCAGAGCAGATAGACCTCATCATTGAAGGTGCTGAGGCTCTGTCTGACTATCGCGTCTTCATGGAGAAGATACTTGAGTGGAAGTATCCTGGCTTCATGCAAGAGGCGATCAACTACCGAAAAAGATTCAAGAAGACTCTGTGGCTCGCACCACGTGGCCACGGCAAGACGACCGGAGGAACTACCTCATACGCAACTCACAAGATACTCGGCGATCCAGACATCCGAGTCCTCTTAGTAAGCAATACGTTCAGCCAAGCCGAAGACATGGGCGACGAGATCCGGCAGAACCTGGAACGACCGTCAGTCACTGCACGATACGGTACCCAGATGCCTCCTTCCAGTCCGCAGACTGACCCGAAGACGAAGTATCGTTGGAGCAATGGCAAGCTCAGCGTAAGAGATCGGAATCGAGTAGGCAAAGAAAGTACGCTGACCTGCATGGGAGCGTTCGGTCCGGTCATCAGCAAACATAATGATGTGATCCTTCTCGACGATATCGTGGATGAAGAGACTGCCGAAAGCCCGAAGCTACGGAAGAAGCTGGCGAAGTGGTTAAAGAAGACCCTCTTACCTTGCCTCGAACCTGATGGCGAACTTCACATAGTCGGTACTCGTTGGCATCCGCTCGATATCTATCAGACCGTCATGGACGAACTCGACGATTTCAAAGTCATCATCCATAAAGCCTTGAACGAGGACGATGACGGAAACCTCTCCGCGCTCTGGCCTGAGAGGATGAGCGTCAAAGACCTCCTCGGTATTAAGAGACGGAGAGGTTCCATTATATTCAATATGTCGTATCAGAACGACGTCGAGCTCGCGAAAGGAAAGTTCTTCAGGGAAGGTTGGTTCCAGTTCATCAAGTCAGAAGACGTTCCTTCTGGTGGAACGCTCGTACAAGCATACGACCTCGCACTCGGCGAGAAGCCCGACTCCGATTACTTCGCGACGTGTACCTGCCAGACAAGTGTACTCGAAGGTGAGCCAAGGTTCTATATCTTCGGAGCGTTCCGTAAGCGTAGCATGACGTTCAATGAACAGGCTGAGTATGTTCGCAAGAACGCTGGGGACGCGGACAAGGTAGTCATCGAAGACGTTCAGTATCAGAAAGCGCTGAAGCAGGAAGCGTCTCGGATGGGACTTCCTGCGAAAGGATACAACCCGAAGGGAAAGAGTAAGACCATTCGCGGTTATTCACTCACGTCCTTCTTTGAGAATAAGCAGGTCTTCTTCGTGGACTCTATCAACACTCGGGCGATGAGGGATGAGATGCTCGAGTTCCCGGACGGTCAGCATGACGACTACTTCGACGTCTGTGATATGTCAATCAAAGAGTCTGCTCAGTTCATCGGAGGCGTTCGGTTGCTCGATATGGAAGAGCTCACAGAGAAAGAAGACACAAGAGAACAGTACGTGGCCAAGCAGTTAGACGGTTCCGATGAAGCAGATGAAGTCCGTGATGACCTTATAGATCGTGGAGTCGTGTATCCTACGTGCCAGAAGCGTGGTAAGGTTCTGGAAGATGAGATGGCGGAGGGGAAGAATCCCTGCGAGGCCTGCCCAGGACGGAAGGCGTGTCGAGAAGGCTCTTCTCCAGTCCGGGAAGTCGCGGTGAAGGAAGAGTCAGATGTACGAGGCCGAATCATGGAAGATGAAGGTGCGTGGAGGTAGATATGGCTGGACTTAGATTAGTCGGTGAGAATCCTTTGCGGTATGCTGATGCGGAAACTGGAGCAAAACTCGAAGTTCGCAGTCTCATTGATACAGAGACAGGTAGAAAGGTCAGTATTGTGTTTGACGGTGACAAAATGAGTGTGGTACAGATTCATGTCGATTCGCTTAAAACAACTCTATGGAAAAAAACACTGAAGGTTAGTGAAACTGCTTCTGACCCGAGTAGGCCCATCATGAAGACCTGTAGTGCTGCCGAGAAGACAAGAATTGAGAGCATCACTCAAAAAGTATCTGCGGAGGCAATCTAATGTCGATAGTGAACATATTCAACCTGACGCCTTCTCTGATTGACAATAATCAGAAAGTGGATTTGAACGTAGCTGTGGCTGAACTACAATTGTTCTCAGATGAATTCGGTGATGCACTTGATGCTCACTGGACTATCGGTGACGATGGGTGGGGTCATGCTGAAAACGGTTCGGTAGCTGAAGCGGGCGGGGAAGTTGCTTTATCATGTACTGGGGCAGTAGGGGCATATCGGGGTAAAGGCATTCATACTCCGTATGTTTTTAATGACCTGACTGTAGAAGTTGATTACCATAACTGGGTGAAAGGTCCAGGCGACCCACAATTTAACTCCGCGCTTCTTTTAGTACAAAAAGATGCCAACAATGTAGTGGTGATTCGCAGGTACTATGATGGCCCGAATGATTATATCTCTGCACATAAAGGTGTGGGTGGAGTCTTCACTACAATTGGCACATTCAACACACTGGCCTTAGATTTCGGTTTCAGAATAGTGCGAAGTGGTAATAACTTTGACGTATATTACAATGTCGGTGCGGGATGGGTACAACTCGGAGTTACAACTGCCGCAGCAATAGGTGCTGACTGTAGTGTCTATAATTCCCTCTTTGCAAGAGGGGCAGGAACTACAACAGTCGATGATATGTATTGCAGAATTACTGGGTCAGGTTACTATTGGAATGACAACCCCGAAATATACGTCATCGACAACGCACTCGTCGAGTGGGCTTTCGATGCCGTGACAGGTACGTGGAATCTTTCAGGAGCGTCGGCAGTCCTAACTGAGCCGGGAGTCTCAACAGTCAAGTTCAAAGTAGGGTGGTCTGATGACGGTACCTTCGTCGGCACGACTTGGGTCGATGTAGCATGGCAGACAATCGCACAGGTGAACGCCAACGCGGTAGCTGGGCTATACGACGGTCATCGGTATCTGCACGTACAAGCTCAGCACCATTCGACTGGGCCGGATCAACCGACACTAACGAGCTTCTCAATAACTGGAAGCACCGGACTACCAAGAGGACTTACTTATCATAACAGAAGAAGAAGACTCAGATACGACATTCGTTAATGGAAGGGAGAAAAGATGTATAGGCATATGCGAACCAAGGAACTGATGGACGCAGCGATACGAGATATGGTTGCGCTTGAAGGTGCTGTTCTGGACTTCGCAGCACTTGATAAAGGTTCTCGCGCTCCGTCGGATCTCACATATCTTGTGGACAACGATCTCGACCAGGATATCGATGTTCAGATAATCGGCGGAGTATACGATTCCTCGATTCCGGCCTGGGTCTTCAAGATTGATATCGGAGATCCCGTAACAGTGGCGGCGGATACTCTGGCGACGATCGACGTCTTTCCTGGCAATCATTACCACCCAGCATATGGCGTGGAAGTAACAGCGCAAGTAAACCCGACAGTGGACAGCTGTCTGATAAGAGCCGAATACGTCATCGATCAATAAGGACGGGAGAAACGATGGGAATCTTTTCCAACATATGGAAGGCGGTCACGAACCCGAATCGGATATTCTTCCGACGGTTCTTCAACGAGCCTATCTTCTCCACGAAGAATGAGCAGGCGAAAGCCTCGTCGCTTATCTCGCACTATAAGCACTGGGTCTATACTTGCGCTTCTCGGAACTCGACGACCGTCGCCGCGACTCCTCTGCGTCTGTATGTCAAGACGGACGCGGAAGACGTTACTCTCGGTAAGCAGTATAAGTATCTGCGGAAGGGCAGAGACACTAAGCCAATAAGTTTATCTACGAGGCGTTACCTCGAGAAGCAGTCTTATCTAACGAATATTGTTCGGCGAGCAGTAGAGATAGAAGAAGTCGTGAACCATCCGTTCCTAGATCTGTGGAGCGACGTGAACTCGGAAGAGGAAGGCTTCACGATGCTGGAGAAGCTGGAACTCTTCCTCGAACTAACTGGAGACTCTTATCTCTACGTCTTCCGCAACGAGCTTGGGATACCGCAAGAGCTCTGGGTTCTGTATCCGCAATACATGAAGATCGTTCCAGACGAAAAGGAATTCGTCAAAGGCTATATCTACGGATCTTCTCCAGACCGGGAAGTGGCCTTCGATAAGGACGAGATAATCCACTTCAAGTTCCCGAATCCGTACGAGCCTTACTATGGTTTCAGTCCTCTTCAAGGTTGTCTAATGGCGGTCAACCGTAAGGAAGAGATGGATCAGTACGAAGCGAGCATCCTGCATAACTTTGGTCGTCCTGACTTCGTTATCAAAGTCAAAGGTCGCATAACTGATCCAGACGCTCGAGCACTCGCGGAACGGTGGAAGCAACTATACGGAAGACGTGGAAAGAGAGGGAAGCCTGCGATCCTTGATAATGACGCCGAAGTTACCAAACTCGGATGGGGACCGAGGGAAATGGCGTTCCTGAAAGGACACAAGTTTACCAAGGAAGAGATCGCAGGTGCTTATGGCGTTCCTGTGAGCAAACTAACAAGCGAAGACGTCAACAGAGCGAACGCAGACGCAGGAGACTACTCGTGGATGAAGGATGCAATCCTTCCGCGTCTCCGTCGAGTAGCGGAGAAGCTCTCGCAGAAGTTCTTGCCTATGTATGACGGAAGACTCTTCGTCGCGTTTGACAATCCGGTTCCGCAAGATAAAGCGTTCGAACTAACGAAGCAGGAGACCTATCTGAAGAACGGAGTCATGAGCATCAACCAAGTGAGACAACAGATAGGCGAAGAGCCTGTTCCGTGGGGAGAATCACCGTGGTTATCCGTGACGTTGGCTCCTGTCGGGTCGGGCTCTGCTCCTGCTGAACCTGATGAAGATGAAGACGAAGAAGAAATGGAAGAACCAAAGCATCTCGAATCAAAGCAGGGAGAACGACCAGACTTCATTCGACCTCCTCGCCCGAAGCTTCAGGAAATGCAGACGACGATGCAGAAAATATATCGTGAGATGGAAAAGGATATTCTTCAACAAGTTCGGGCAGGACAAGGAGCACCAGAGCTTTCCTGGTTCCACTTCGATACTACGAAGTGGGAGAAGGTCGTTAAGCGGAAGATGGGCCCACCAATCAAGCAGACGCTCGTTGCTGGTGGAGCTCATGGAATCGCGAGGCTAAGATCGGAAAGAAGTTTCGACCTTACGACCGCTTCAGCAATCTTCTCCGAGAAGCAGGCAGGCTTCGACATAAACAATCCTGACGTCCAGCGTTGGCTCAGAAGCTACGTAGCCCACTTCTCCAGTGTGACAACCAAGAACATGGGATTGAGGTTCTCCAAAAATATCGCGCGAGGATTCAAAGAAGGAGAAACACTCAAGCAACTGACAGCACGTACGGAAGCATTCTTCAAGAACATGGAAAGAACGAAGGCGCTTCAGATAGCAAGGTCGGAAGCTTCCAGAGCGCTTCATCATGGTATGGAATTCGCGTGGAAGCAGTCGGGAGTCGTTCTGGGAAAAGAGTGGCTCTGCAATCCTGGGTGATGTGAGTACTGTCAAGAACTTGACGGCAAGGTCGTTGACCTTGGAACGGCATACAGAGAAGAGGGAGAAGGTGTTCAAGCACCTTCAGGACGCGAACTAAGTACAGATTATGAGACGGTTGAAGGACCGCCTCTTCATCCGAATTGTGAATGTACACTTGTTCCAGTGGTTCAATAAGGAGGGATAGCATGGAGCCTGAAATCATTCAGATGGTGACCGAGGTCATTCAGGCCAAAGAAGCACCGAAGCTCGTCACCGAGATCTTCGAGAAGTATGTAGAGGAATTCTCTGCGGAGTATAAAGAGAATCCGGTCTTCGTTCGAAAGAGCTTCGTCTCGAAGGATGACGCGAAGTTTGAAATTGAGCCCGGAGAAAGAGCGGCGATTCGGTGGGTCTCAACGATTCATCTGGACAGGGATTGCGAGATTCTTATGCCAGACGGGTGTCGCCTGGCCGAGTTCCGGAAGGCTCCGCAGGTTCTCTGGGGACATGACTACCGTATGCCTCCCATTGGTCGGGATGCATGGATCAAGAAGTGGCCAAAAGAGAATCCGAAAGGAATCTTGGCGAAGACAATCTACGCGACGACTCCGATGGGTGAAGAGATCTGGACGTTGGTGAAGGGCGGATTCCTTCGTACATCTTCGGTCGGCTTCATTCCCCTGAAGTCCGTACGGAACGGCGAGCAGGGATTTGACAAGCTCTGTGACAAGATTGAGCTGAGCGGACTTACACTTTCAGATCGCAGTAAGATCCGCAGGATATACACCGACTGGCTTCTGCTTGAGCATTCGGATGTGAGCGTTCCGGCAAACATAAACGCACTTAACGTCGCGGTCGGGAAAGGACTTGAGCTCAGCGAGGATCTGCTGAAAGAACTCGGCATTGATAAAGATGACGTCGAAGCGGCGAAGGCTCTCGAGACAGAGCGGGAAGACACCACCGTCGAAGAGGAAGAGACCGATCCTCTAAAGGAGTTCGAAGAGATCCTCAAGCCCTTCCCGAATGAACATGCTTGTCGAATCAATGAACCTGCGAAGTACACGTCATTCGCACGTGACAATAACAAGTTCGGTCCGGGCATCCATGCAATCTGGGGTATCAAAGACGGGAAGAGCGAGCTTCAGAGCATTCGATTCGATAAGAGCAAGTATCCGGCAGCAGAAGCAAAGAAGTGGGCGACGGATCACGGATACAAGTGTAAACCATTCGAAGCTGCAGAACCACCGAAGGAAGGTAACAGCGAAGTCGTAAAGACCGTTCCGGTTATCGAAGAGGTTCCTGCTCCGCCGAAGCCAATCGTGAGGCAGGAAACAGTCGTGGAAGAAATCAAAACTCCGAAGGTGATTCCGATCGTGGAAAGTCCGCGACGGACAGTGGAAGAGTTAGTTAAAGAAGAGGTCGGAAGAAAACTCGGAAAAGTGTAGAGATTGCAGTCATGGTGGTAGAGCAATCAGCACATCAAATTTCCATTCTTTTTAGAAGGAGATAGCAGTGAAAAGAATCAAGCTGCTGAAGACGTGGTTGCACGAGGAGAAGACGTTCGGTCCTGACACTCTCCTCAATGTTGACGAGGACACAGCCAAAGACTTGATCGAGCGTGGCATCGCGATCGAGTACAATCCGGAAGCTGAACAGGCTGCAGAGGAAGCCCAGAGGCTTCAGGAAGAGAAGCAGGCGAAGCTGGTAAAGACTGCCGTAGAGCAGGCGCTCGCCGCGAAGGAACTGGTTGACAAGAGGAAGACGGTCGTAGAGTCCGTCACTCCGAGACTGGACACGAAAGGCGGGTTCCCGAACTTCGGTGAGTTCGCTCACGACGTCTACAAGTCTCGTAACAGAGTCAGTCCGAGACTCCAGGAGTGGGGTTCGAAGCAGACGATGCAGGAAGGCGACGACGCTCAGGGTGGATACCTTGTGCCAGTCGAGTTTTCCGCCAACCTTCTCCAGACTGCACTCGAGCAGACGATCATGGCTCCGAGAGCCACCTTCGTTCCGATGAAGACAAACCGGATCGAGATCCCGGCGATGTTCGACACGGATCACACTGGCGGAGAGTTCTTCGGTGGAGTAACCATCTACCGGACGGGCGAGACAGCCCAGAAGACAAAGTCGAAGCCGACCTTCGGGACGGTTCAGCTGAATCTTCACAAGATCACCGGACTCGCGGCAGTCACCGACTCACTGCTTGAAGACTCGGCGATCTCAATCGAGCCTATCCTGACCAAGACGTTCGGGCAGGCGATGGCGTTCACCATGGATGATGACTTCATCAATGGTACTGGAGTCGCGAGACCTGTCGGCTTCAGGAATTGTGCTTCGCTTATCACAGTCGCGAAGGAAGCTGCTCAGGTAGCAGACACTATCGTGGCAGCGAACGTCCTCAAGATGTACGCGAGGATGCCGGAATCCAGCAAAGCGAACGCGGTCTGGGTCGCCAATCACAATACTCTGCCTCAGCTGGCAGTAATGACGATCGGCACTACTCCAGTCTTCATTCCGGCTGGTGGACTGAGCCAGAAACCGTTCGACACTCTGCTCGGGAAGCCGATTCTCTGGACAGAGAAGGTTCCAACTGTTGGCGATGCTGGCGATATCAATTTCATTGATCCCTCGCAGTATCTCGTCGGTGCGAAGTCTCCTGGTCTGATGCCGAAGGTGGCTGTGAGCATTCACCTGTGGTTCGACTACGACCTGACGGCATTCCGCTTCGTGCTGAGGTACGACGGAGTCTGCTGGTGGAAATCGGCCATGACGCCGAAGAACGGCGACACGATGAGTCCGTTCATCGAACTGGCCGAAAGAGTATAAGACGTAACGCTCGTCTTTAGACGAGTCTACGTTTCGACAACCTTTTATTAAAGGAGATGGAGAATGGAAAAGTTCTCTGACAATATGTTCGCGGGAGTTGGTCTTGAGACGACCGACATCATCGGAGCGAACGCGACGTCTGCGTACCTCAACATGGCGACGTATGATAGCGCGACGTTCCTCGTAGTTCTTGCAGCCACGTGGGATGCAGGGGAAACTCTGGATACCGGGAAGCTCGTGCAGGCCACAGACGCTGGCGGAACTGGTGTCAAGGATATCGCTGGCAAGGCAGTCACGGCTAACGACCCGAGTGCCGCTGGCGAAGTCTACGCTCTCGAATGCAAAGCGAGTGACCTCGACCAGCCGAACAACTTCGACTGGGTCGCCTGCTACGTGGCGAATACTGGAGCGGCAGTGCTTGCCCCAGTGACGATCATCAAGATCGGCCACAACTTGAGGAAGAAGTACGCGAATGTACTCGGAGCTACGGCCCGGATATAACCGCGATTCAAAGATGCTGGGGGAGCTTAGCTCCCTCAGCGTCTTTACTTAAGGAGATCGTCGTGACTTGTGTCGGTAGTAAGTACAAGATAACGGAAGTTCGGGAATCAGACGGCATGATCCGAAAGGTTCCTTATGTGCTTGCTATTAAGATGCAAGAACGAGGGGACGCAGAAATAATTGGAGGTATTAGTTTTATGGCCGAGAAGGAAATTCGAATCAAGAAGACAGACGGATCGATTCACCAACTTCCTATAGAGATCGCAGAAGGACTCATAGCGAAGAAGGAAGCGACTCTCTTCGAAGACACCAAGGTCGCACAGGAAGAAGAACCGGAAGAACCAAAAGAAGAGAAGGCAAAAACCAGTTCCAAAACGAAAAAGAAAAAGAGCTGATCGCCTTCTTGGCTGGTAGGGAGGCGAGTATTTGGATCGCTCATCCGGTGCTCGCCGACCTTCCTTCCAGAACGGAGGACGTATGAAGTTGGTGAAGAAGAGAGACGGTTCCTTTCACAGGCTTCCTGAAGATGAAGCGGAAGAACTGGTGAACGCTGGAAGAGCAAACTATTATGACCTTACGAAAGGTCTGGTAGAAGCTCCAAGCCATAAAGCGTTTCTGGAACCGAAGAGCAAGAAAGACAAGAAGAAAAAGAAAGGCTAACCTATGGCCGATCTCACAACCAAAGCGAAAGTCAAGATATTCATGGGGATCGACGTCGCCGACGTGTCGAAGGACGACCTCATCGATATGCTTGTTCCGGCGATCAGTCGTGAGATGGAAAGATACTGTGGTCGTATCTTCCACCTGACGACTCACAAGGGAAAGGTCTGGAGTCCTGGCAGTAACGTCCTTTATCTACCGAACTATCCCGTGAGAGAGCTACGGCGGATAATGAGAGATGACCTGTTGGTGATCGAGATTGAGAATACGTCTGCAGATGCTACTGGTGCTACAGTTCAGGTCGCCGACGCAGAAAGCGACAATCTTATTCTTTACCTGAACATCGTCGGAGGAGCCAACGCTGGAAATGATCCGATAGATCTAACGGCAATGGCTCCGAACACGTTAGCACAAGTAAAGATAATAGTAGAAGCTCTCGCGAAGAACTGGGCAGTCACTGTTGTCGGTGGTACTGAACTTTATCCAGCTAATGAACTTCTTTACTTGGCAGGAAGTCCGGCACTGACTCCTCTGAGCACTGACTTGTATATCCCGTGGGATGTGATGGAAGATCTCTTGCTGGAGGAAGAGAAGGGAAGAGTTCGCACGAAGATCGGAGCATTCCCAGAAGAGAAATACATCTTCGCAGAATATACTGCTGGCTATACAACTATTCCAGCAGACCTCGAGACTCTTGCTACGAAGATCGTTGCTCAGGCTGTTCGGCAGGCGGAAAAGGATCTCACATTGAAGTCGGAGAAGCTTGGGGACTACGCGTGGACGGCTGGCGACTTCGGTGCTCTCACGATGAACACGATTGAGCAGTTCAGCGGGATGCTCATGAGATGGAAGCGGTTCGCAATAGGTTAGGGGATAATCGTGTCGATATCTGACTTCCTTAATAGAACGGCAACGATCAGTCGGTTTACCGTGGTTGATGACGACTACAGTGATGACGCTGACCGGACGTATGCGAATCTTATCGTTGGTATGTCTGTGAGGATTCGTAAGTTGAACGCCAGTGAAGCGGAGGCTTATCTCAAGAGAAACGTTAAAGCTACTCACAGGATGTACTACCTTCCGCAGACGGAAGCAGTACAAGAGGTAGATAGAGTTGACTCAGAGGGCAAGACTTTCGATATAGTTCACGTGGATGACTGGAACTTCCAGAACATATACTTCATGGTGGACATGGTGGAAATCACATGGGAGTAACATTTAGATTCAGCTCTGGAAAGTTCATTTCAGAAACTGGGAGGCTTCTGAAAGAGGCGACAAATAAGTCTAAGAGAGCTTTGTTGAAGACGGCCGCGGCTATCGTTAGAGAAGCACGAAAGTCGATGGCTCGCCCGAAGAAAGGCAAGATGTACCCGCAAGGCAAAAGAAGAAGTTCAGCACCGACTGGAGGAGTCATCCGAGGAACAGGAGAGCCTCCTGCCGCTCAGCACGGTGGCGCTGGGCTACAAGGACGCATCTCATCTGAACGAGTAAGCGATCGAACGGTTCGTGTAGGAACCGATCTTGCTTATGGAAGACATTTGGAATTCGGAACGGAGAACATGGTCGCGAGACCTTGGTTACGTCCGGCAGTCGCCAAAGAAATAAAGACCTTCGAAAAAGAAATGAAGAGGTCACGATGAAAGCAATCTTCAAGGCTATAAAAGATAAGTGGGATGCATCAGGAACTCTGAACTCGAATAAGTTATTCTTCGAATCGGCTCCACAGAAAACGCCGATGCCCTACGTGGTATATCTTCAGGTAACAGGCATCCCGGACTATACAATGAACACACGGATAGAGGATGACAGATTGCAGTTCTCCATCTTCTCCAGTAAGAACTCTTCAGTGGAAGTACAAGACATCTATGAGAAATTAATCGCAGTCTTCGATGACGTCGTATTAGCTATTCCGGGATACGATCCTGTTCTGTTTGAAAGGGCAGAGACCGTCCCAACAAAGACGCCCGAGGAAGCGTGGCAATATAACGTGGAATATCATTTGATGAACCAGAAGACGTAATTAGAAAGGAGCGGACAGATGACCATATTGATTGCAGATTTTCTTGACCTTGCAGATTCGATAGCTGCACAGATACAAGAGTTGGCAGAGAAGATGGGTACTGGCGTCGAGGCGAATACCGCGTCTCTCGGAGCAGTGAACAGCTATGAATTGATAGCTGGTCTTGGTGTGGGTTCTGAAGACATAATGGTAGATCTGCTTGGCGCTTTCAAGACACAGTTAGAATATGTGTCTACAGATCCGAGCGCTTACAATCGCCACAGAAGCGCAATAAGCGCTCTGAAGAGGCATGTCGGTGGAGTGAGCGCATTTCTCATAGCACAAGATTCGCGAGTGGCTCCAGAATTCAAGAAGGCAATTGAGGAGATAGAAGCAGAGACGCTGGAAGCGGAAAATACATTTTCTCCAGTAGTGGATCCGATGGGAAGTTTAATAGTAGACGGAGCAGATTCGGCTGTATGGACTCCTGGAACGGATATAGATTCGTCACAGTACTATGCCGCGAATTTGGTGCTGGAGAAAACCACGGTCGCTGCTGGTGCTGACGCGATCGACATCTTACTAACCTGCACGAAGTGGGATGGTACCACGGAAGTGAAGACTGTCAGTGTGAATGCCAATGATGCAATCAACACGAAAGACGACATAGGTATTCATGGAACGAATATGTATAAGTCTGTCGCACTTAGCAGCATAGTATGCGCTATCGGCAGCATCGGAGAGGCGTGGAAGGTTATTTCAGAATTGGAAAGGGTCGTAGTACTATAGTGTCAGAGAGGAGGAACGATGGCACACTTAGCTGGTAAGAACGGAACGGTGAAGGTAGGAGCAGGCCCAGGAGTAACGGAAGTTGTTGGTCTGACTTCATGGACGCTGGATCTTGATGCGGATGCACTCGAGACTACAGATTTCATGGCAAACGGTGTTCGCGATTATGTCGCGGGGAATAAAGGAGGTTCTGGTTCCTTCGAGGGGAACTGGGATACAGCTTTAACTCCAGTAGCGAGTCCCCCGAATCTAAACGAAGGCGAGACTGTCGAGTTCAACTGCTATATCAACGCGACAGACTACGTGAACTTCGACGCGATCATTACTGGACTGACGATTTCGTGTCCTCAGCCAGGAGTCGTGACGTTCTCTGGAACGTTCACGGTTAACGGAGCAGTTGACAAGTCTAACCTGATTCCGTAACCCGTAAGGCAGAAAGTCAAGAAGGAGAAATAGGATGAGCGACCTAACAGTAATGGCCGGACTTCCAGTGAGTGTCGAGGTGGGAGACGAGACGTATCTCGTCTCTCCCATGATGCTCAATGACTGGGCAGAACTTGAACGGTGGGCCAGAGAACGCTTCTACGCTGATATGGAAAAGCGCATGGAGGTTAATGACGAGATAAAGAAGATTGTCGAATCTCGTCTCGCGACAATGTCTTATACCGAAGTCATGTTTGAAGCTAACGCGTATCAGGATGATGCTGAAGGGACTACTTATCGTTTGTTCCTTATGTTGAAGCAGAAGCATCCTGATATGACCAAGGAGAAAGCAGGAACGCTCGTCGGTATCCGAGAGTTCAACCAGGCTCAAAGATTGCTCTTGGGAATGACGAAAGAGCCAACGAAGAAAGAGGAAGAAGAGGCTAAGAAAGAGGAGGCGGAAAATAAAGGTCGCCCTACAGGAAGCTGACTTGGCGAACTAAGTTTGCCTTACTCTCCAGAGAGTATGGGTGGACGCCAGAACAGATTCTGAAGCTAACTGATCCTCAGGTCAGCGCTTATTTGAAACTAGTACGGAACATAGATAAGCGAGAATTGGAATATGAGGAAGTTCCTGGGGTAAAAGAATTCATGAACAAGATCGTGAAGTTATATAAGAAAGCTGGACGTGAGATACCTACAATAGAATGAGGTTATCATGGCAACGAAAGTCGGAGAAGCT